GAGAAAAGATCGGAAAAGCAGATAAAGTCTCTAAGAAGATCGAACGAGAAGTTATTCAAGAACTAGATTTGAAGGCACTTGCAGAAGGTGATGCTTGCTTAGCCTGCGAATAGTATCCTTCGCAGATAATTGAAACTTGTGAAGGATATAAATAGTCCATAACAAAGGAGGGTATATGGACTATTTAAAACTCTATAATAATATTATAAAGACAAGAAAATCTAGGTTAGAACATACAGAATACTGTGAAAAACATCATATTTTACCTAAATGTTTAGGAGGAACTGATGACAGCGATAATTTAGTTATTCTTACATATCGAGAACATTATCTTGCACATTGGCTACTCACAAAAATCTATCCAAAAGAACCTAAAATTCATTACGCCTTTTTGTGCATGCTAAGGGACCCCCACGGCAATAGAAAGCTAACATCTAAGATGGTTCACAACATTAAGACTCATTATTCAGAATTTAAACGATGGCATTCAAAAATAGAAAATCCAGGAAAAAGTGAAAATTCTAGAAAAAAAGCATTTGTTAGAATGTCATCAGAAGAAAATCCGATGAAAAAGTTTCAAGAAAAAAATCCATTTTTAAATAATAGTTTTGTAAAAGGTAGGACGTGGTATAACAACGGGGTCGATAATTTATATTTGTATCCGCATGAAACAATTCCTGAGGGTTACGTAAGGGGGATGAAACCATATACCCGAAAAAGAAATGGCAAAGATTCAAATCATAAATGATATTAATGTAAACACCCTACAACTAACACAGGAAGTGAGATGAAACTAATTAGATTTACAGCATCTTGGTGTCAACCTTGCAAAGCGCTAGCGAAAAATTTAGAAGCAGCAAACTTAGACATTCCAATTGAAGTAGTTGATATCGATATGCATGATGCAATGGCTATTGAGTTTGGTATTCGTTCTGTGCCCACTTTAGTTTTGTTTGAAGAAAAAGAAATTGCAAGGTTGGTTGGTGTTCACAGTTCAGAAAAAATCAAGCAGTGGGTTAAACAATAATGGCGCACTTGGTAGCAAATCTTCCTCCTATCCATTGCTACATTAGAAAGGAGTTTCTCTATGACTTTCAAAGAGGTCATGGTGAATACGAACCTTGTATTTGGGTAAGCATCAAATCTATTCGAGGTCAGGCATTTCGAATTGAATCATACTTGCCCAACTACGGGGCTGTGTACGATAAGCTACCCCTTCATGCGTATGTGTCTCGGAACGAGGATCTAGAAACTGAAAAATTTTTATCGCTAGACAGTTTACAGATTTGGGATTGTTTTAGTCATGATGTTACTGTGATCAAGAAAGCATTCTTAGGAAATCTAACTGCGAAGTTTTTTGCAAAAGACAAGCAATGGTATTCTGGGCAATATTTGTTCACGGTTGACAACGGATTTAGTGATCCCAATACACTTGATACCACTTATGCAGAATGGCCTGAGGATCATAAGTCATTTAACTTCATTCAACTAGACAACGGACAGTATGCCGCACAACCCAACAATCGGACATTGTTTCTTGATGCAGCATCTAACCCGCCCAAACTGCTGTTCCCTGACTTCAAGGTTTGTACAAAGACCTATCGCGTAGAAACGAATCCCAAATGGGCGTTAGGCAATACCGATGATGTAATGTATGAAACCCAAAAGGAGAAAACATATGGCACCCAAAAAACAAAAAGCAAAACTAACTGATAGTAGAACAAGCTACAAACCTTTCTCGTATCCTTGGGCCTATGATGCGTGGTTAGCTCACGAACAGGCCCATTGGTTACATACCGAAGTTCCAATGATCGAAGATGTGAAGGATTGGAAAAACAAACTGACTGAACATGAGAAGTATTTTCTAACGAACATCTTTCGTTTCTTCACACAAGGGGACATAGATGTAGCAGGCGGGTATGTGGGAAACTATCTTCCTCACTTCCCCCAACCTGAAGTGCGTATGATGCTGCTAGGATTTGCTGCCCGGGAGGCTCTACATGTTGCGGCGTACAGTCATCTGATTGAGACGCTAGGCATGCCTGAAACAACCTACAACGAGTTCATGCAGTATGATGAGATGCGTAAGAAGCACGAATATCTAAACGATCCATTGAACATGAAAGTTGATACTACAAGCATCGCTCGCAACATCGCCTTGTTTAGTGCCTTTACAGAAGGGATGCAATTATTTAGTTCCTTCATCATGCTGTTGAACTTTCCGCGCCATGGAAAGATGAAGGGCATGGGGCAGATTGTAACCTGGAGCATTGTTGATGAGACAATGCATGCCGAAAACATGATCAAACTGTTTAGAACATATGTGGAAGAAAATAGAGAAATTTGGAACGACGATCTCAAATCTCAAATCTACACTCTTGCAACAAGAATGGTTGAACTCGAAGATAGTTTTATTGATCTATCATTTAGGATGGGCGGTATGCCTGATCTATCTGCTGATGATGTTAAACGCTATATTCGTTATATTGCTGATCGCCGCCTTATTAGTTTGGGCCTCAAGGGCATAATGAAAGTTAAAAAGAATCCTCTCCCTTGGGTTGAGGAAATTATCAACGCCCCGATTCATACGAACTTCTTTGAGAACAAAGCTACTGACTATGCAAAAGGAGCATTGTCAGGATCTTGGGAAGAGGTGTGGGGCAAAGCAGCTTAGGAGTTATTATGCGTTACAAACTGTCGCCGCAATACAAAAAGTCCGCCTGTGATGTTGAAAACTGGTTCAAAGAAGAGAATGGCGAGAAGATGTGGATAGAAAGAGAAACGGGTTGGCGTTGGGCCCATTGTACCTTTGAGTCTGAAACACCTCCCGATATTGATTTGAAAAATGAACATGGGTTTAATGTTTATGAGGATCTAGAAGATGTACAGGATTACGATGCGGATGACGGTTGTTGGGCTGATTATCGTTACTCTGATAACATTCCTGAAGAATATCGTATTCGCCTAGACGAAATGGATCATAAGGAACTTGAGGAAGATGGGTGGAGACTGTCTTACACAGACACATACTTCACAGGTCCTCTGATCCTTGAAGATGAACATGGCAATGTAAGTTATGGAGATGCTAGTGAATGAAAGGATGATGCAGGCCCACATGCAAGTCGCCGAAACATATGCAAAGTTGTCTCACGCTCGGAGACTTCAAGTTGGGGCTATCGTGGTGAAGGATGACAGAATTATAAGTATAGGTTACAATGGAATGCCTGCAGGTTGGGACAACAACTGCGAAGATGAAGTGACAAAGACTGAAACCTATGTTATTGACAATGGCGGTCCTGAGCACCTCATGCAGATAACACACCTTAAAACAAAAGCAGAGGTCCTTCATGCTGAAGCAAATGCTATATCTAAGTTGGCGAGGTCTACAGAGTCTGGTCTTGGTTCTACTTTGTTTGTTACTCATGCCCCTTGCCTTGATTGTGCTAAGTTGGTATATCAGTCTGGTGTTAATAGTGTTTTTTACCGTAACAGTTATCGCAATGAGGATGGCATACGATTCTTGGAAAAATGCAAAATTGAAGTGAGGAAGATATGATTACAGGATTCACCTGTTCTACCTTTGATCTGTTTCATGCAGGTCATGTAGTTATGCTCGAAGAAGCTAAGCGACAATGTGATAAGTTGATTGTGGGCATTCAAACAGATCCCACCATTGACCGCACATCGAAGAACAAACCTGTGCAAAGCATTGTCGAGAGACAAATACAAGTACGTGCTTGTAGATATGTGGATGAAGTTGTGATCTATAGTACCGAGAAAGAACTCGAGGATCTGCTCAAGACCCTTCCTATTGATGTCCGCATTCTTGGTAAAGAGTATGAGGACAAGGAGTTCACAGGAAAAACAATCTGTGTTGACCGAGGCATAAAAATTTATTACAACAGCCGAGATCACTCATTCAGCAGCTCTGACTTAAGGTTGCGAGTGTATGAGGCAGAAAAACGAAAGAGGGAACCTCTACTATGCAATCAAAGTCTTATACCTGCTCCGAATGTGATGCCATCTTTAAGATAAGACACGACCTTGACCGATCCTACTATGAAGTGATGTTCTGCCCATTCTGTAGTGCAGGCCTAGATGATGAAGAGGATGAGGAAGATGACGATACATATTGATTTGGAGTCAATATGTGGCTATATGAAGGACAGGAGTACCCAGGTCCTAATGAGAAGTTAGTTGGATTTGTCTACATGATAACTTGTCTCGAGACAGGGCGGCGATACATCGGCAAGAAGTTGTTCTGGTCTATGCGTCGAAAGCAAGTCAAGGGAAAGGTCAAGCGAGTCAAAACAGAATCTGATTGGAAGAAGTATTGGTCATCATCCGAGGAACTTAGAGGTGATGTTGTTCGACTTGGAGAAGAAAAATTCAAGCGTGAGATCATTCACCTATGCTTCGGTAAGGGGGAACTATCCTACCTAGAGGTTCGGGAACAGATCGATAATCGAGTCCTCGAGCACCCCGACCAGTGGTACAACAACCTCATCTACTGCAAAATCCACGGTTCTCACCTAAAAACCCTCAGAAATTAGTGTTGTTTCTGTGCAACACAGGTGTTGTGTCGATACAACAACACTTAAAACTTTTCTTGACAATCTTGCCAGTTCCTGTATAATTAATTCTGTTGAGTGATTGAAACAAGGAAAAAGATGCGTAATTATGTTGCTTTCTACCGCGGTCAGAAAATTGTAGTAATGGCTGCAACTAGCTACGCTGCACAACTAGCAGCTGCAAAGGCATTCAAAGCAAAAAAAGCTTGGGAAGTTGCGATTGTTCTGGCTGATGTTGAAGTAAGTCTGGTTGACTGAGAGAAAGAGTGTTGTTTTTGTACAACACCCTCTTGACAAAGTTTCCAGTTCCTGTATAATTGTTTATGTTGAATGATTGATTGGAAGAAAGATGAATACCTACATTGTTGAATACACCTCTGAAGAATTGCCTGGAAATCAGGTTCTGACCATAGAGATCGAGGCCTCGGATCTAGACGAAGCCTATGAGATCATGGACGACCTCTATCCTCAGTTTGCTGTTGATAACATCTACCACTCCGCTGTTGTTGCATAAAAACAACATCTAAAACTTTTCTTGACATTCTATCCAGTTCCTGTATAATGTAAGCATGAATCGAAAAAAGCGCTCCGACAGAAACCATGTTATCTACCAGCTCACCAACTCTGCCAATGGTAGGTCCTATATCGGCATCACTGCCGCCATCGGGCAAGCTAAGTTGCGTGCTGTCAAGATTCGTTGGCAGAAGCATGTTCGGCGTGCTTTGACCGAAGGCCTCGACTGGAAACTCTGCAAGGAGATCCGCAAGTTCGGTCCCGACTCTTTCACCTATCAGGTCGTCGAGGTCGTGCGTGGCAAGTCTGAGGTCCATGCCCGTGAGCGCGAACTTATCGCTGAACTTCGTCCGGCCCTTAACACCCAGTGAGGTACAATGAACGACAATATATTACAAGTTGCTAAGCGTGCAGGGTTTATCTTTTGGGAGGATGAGCCCTGGAAACCTCATGGTGCAATCATTGATTGGGCATCACAATATGACAAGGAGATGGAAACTTTTTCCAACCTCATGGTGCAGCGATTCCTTGACCTGATTGGCGACCAGATCATCAGTTTGGGATACCTTGACGATGATGCGGGGAAAGAAGCCCTGTACGACTTCAAGGAAGTAGTCAAAGAACACTTTGGAGTGAAATAATGAATACTAAGTGGGATACGATGACTGAGTACGAGCGCGGGGCGCTCAAAACTTGGCTTAAGGGTCTATTGGCAACTGAGGTTGTTACCATTACATTTACAAAAGCAGATGGAACTGAGCGAGTGATGAAAGCTACGCTTAAGGAAAATGCTATTCCTGTAAGTGGCAACAAGACGGGAAGAACCCGAGCCCCGAATGATGAGGTTGTCTCGGTCGTTGATACTGAGATTGGCGAATGGCGCAGCATTCGGTTTGATTCAATCAAACAATTGAGGTTTACACTTGAATAAGGCAGTTGTAAGCTCTGAACCTGTAGCCGCCGAGATTATCTTTGGTGATGATGAATATCAGCTTAAACTTCTGCTAGCTTTCAATTGGTTCAACCTTGAGAAGGACCGAAAGGATGCACGGAAGTACATTGAGGACTATTGCAAGAAGCACAACATTCCTATTCGGTCGTTGACGGATAGCGAAGTCAATCTGACCATGGGTTGGGTTTGCCGTGTGATGCTCAAAGGAGCACAACTTTCTACTGATCATCAGCGGGCATTGAACCGATACCTTAACAAACTGACACCATTGCCACAGGTGCAGAAGATTGTCACGGCGCCCAAGGTCAACATTCAGGAAGCTACTCAGAATCGTATCGCTGCCTACATTGGCGAGCTAGAAGGAGTCATTGACAACCTGGCGAAAGATCCCAAGACGCCATTCTCCTTGCTTGACGATATGAAAAAGAATGAGATGCCACAGGCATCCAGCGATGAGATTCGAGAATGGGTCAAGAGCAAACTACGTGAACCTATTGAGGTGCTCGAAGGTAAAGACAAGGATCTGATTGAGGGATACTCAAACTTCAAGAAGAAAGATTTGGTTGCCTTCGCTAAGCGACTTGCTTCGTTCCTGGAAGAGGCAGAGAAGTATTCTGCATTCAAGAAAGCGAATCGCAAGCCCCGTGCTAAGAAAGTGAAGTCACCTACTTTGCAAGTTAAGGATCTCAAGTACAAGTCACAGGATGACCAGCTGAAGATCACTTCTGTGTCACCTACCGAGATCGTGGGTGCTATGCAGGTGTGGGTGTTCAACACCAAGACGAGAAAGCTCGCTGTATATCGCACCGAAAGTTCCTCAGGCATTCAAGTCAAGGGCACTACGCTGCAGAACTACGAACCAGAGCAGAGTGTGCAAAAGACAGTTCGTAAACCAGAAATCGTTCTACAGGACCTTCTCAAAGCAGGCAAAGTGCAACTAAGAAAGTTCATGGACGGCATCAAGGCAGTTGACTCACAACCTAATGGTCGCCTTAATGCAGACACGCTAATCGTAAGGGCTATTAAATGATAGTTGTAGATTACAGTCAAACCGCCATCTCAAACCTGATGGCTGAACTCTGCGGCAGAAAGGATGTAGATATCAACCTGCCTCTGATTCGCCATATGATCATCAATACTATTCGAGGTTACAAGAATAAGTTTGGCGCAAAGTATGGCGATCTAGTTCTTGCTTGTGACGGGCAAAACTATTGGCGTCGCAAAATCTTTCCTCAATACAAGGCGAATAGGAAGCGGGATCGAGAGGAGTCGGGATACGACTGGAGTGCGATTTTCGAGGCGTTGTCTGCTGTCCGTGAGGAACTGAACGCTGTCTTTCCCTATCCTGTTATCCGTGTGGAAGGTGCAGAAGCTGACGATATCATTGCTGCACTTGCTGAGTGGTCGCAAACCAATGACTTGTCAGGTATGCTTGAGGAACCCAACCCCTTCCTGATCATCTCGGGTGACCATGACTTCATTCAACTGCAAAAGTACAGGAATGT